GATGTAATGAGTGCCAGCAGCACCAGTTACATTTTCCAACTCAACACGAATGGGAAGGAATGGAGTGGAGCACCATACTTTATCAAGTACATTTGCGTGATTGAATGTATGAGATATAATTGTCTCTCCATCAATTACCCAAGCAAATTTAACTTGACCAGCACCATACCATTCGTATTCAATATGAATCATATGTTGTTTTGTTGGATCGGCAATATGCCGACTGAAGCCATTGCCGTCTAACTTATCACCATTCCAGTCATCTCTCAAAACTCTATTTTCAACTACCGACCCAGATGTTTTGCTACGAATGACATAAGAATATACGCCACCATTATCTTCAAAGAAAGCACCGTTTTCAGCATCAAAGATACCAAATCTTCTTCTGACACCTGCTACTGGAGTTTCCAAACGAATAGCAAATGATATAGTAGAAGTTCTACCAGGAATATATCTCATCACTGCTCTGGTTTGTCTGATAACCTTATCGCCAGCAGCAGAACCAACAGACATCGTAATGTTGCTGGCATCTGGGTTATGTACGGCAGCGCCACCACCAGTTACTTCTTCATCCCAAATATCAGTTTCCTTTCCATACTGAAAAGTATTGAAGAATACTGTTTGATATGGTGATGTTTTTAATCTATTCTTTGAGGTGAAACTTGGTCTGAAATCTGCTTGCTCACCCCAATGGTCGGCAAGATTTACAGTCTCAAAATTGGTTGTGTCCTGCGCTCTAAATGCTTGAGCGTCTTTATTCCACTGTGCCATCAGTTTGAATACGCAACTTTAACTGCTTTAAATGCTGCGCCTCCTTCTAGGGTGTCGGTTGGTTCTTTTTCAACATAAGCAACTTCATTTGCTGCCATTGTGAAACTACCGATAGTAGCACCATCAGAATCTTTGCGAGTTACTACTGCTGCGGTGCTAGTATTGATAACTCTAACAACAGTTGCTGTGTTAACATTAGTTGCTGCTGTAAGCGTGGTCTCCGCCGCCAATACTTTTAATGCCATAATACTTTCTTTTATTTTCTATTTATTCTTCTTCCACTTTGCCACGCTTCAACATTAATTGAAGGTCAGCAGTAGTTCCAAAGAACATATTGTTTGTTACGTTGCCATTGATAGCAGATGATTTCTTATCAACCTTCTCAAGGTCTTTGATTTTCTTTTGAAGGTCAATCAGTTTATCTGTCATGTCTGCTGTCTGCTTAATAAAGTTGCCAGCAACCTCATAAGCTCTTGGATGATTGCTTTCTCGTGCTAAGTCAAGCACATCGTTGATTGCTTCTGATGCTTTATCAATTAGGTTATAAAGTTGACCTCTGGTATACTGATAATCCTTATCAGCATCTACAGAAATTTCGCTACTCATTTGTTTAATCATTTCACCTTTCGCTTCAATTGGAGTTACGTCAATATCAAAAATTTCTTCCATGTTATCTTCAAACTTACTCATAGTAATTCAATACCCTCGTTAAATCCAAAGTCATCATCTGGCATGAGTAGAGCATCATCGGCAGAATCAATATCACCATCATTATTGATATCAGTAAGTGCTTCTGGCGATACGTCGTATTTAAGCACCCTACGATGCTCGTTAAAGTCACCCAAAGATTCAAACACCGTTGCCTTACGAATCAGCGCAGCGTCGCTCACAGGACCGTACAGGTACGTCTTAAGAGTGAAATCAAGTGTATAGGTAATACTTCTTCTACGCATCATGTCATCCTCATAGTCATCTTCATATGATATGCCATTGAGAATAATTGGCAAATCTTTCTTCTCATCCATTTCTGGAATAAGATTTACTGTGACGTTGAACGATGGTTGAAAGTATGGTAGAATCTGCTCTAAGATTTGTAGAGCATCATCTTGTGTGCGAGATAGAATACCAAGTTCAAATCTTAGGTTATAAGGAACTGGCATGTATTGAACCTTCGTGGTATTTCCATCTTGGTTCAAATATTTCTGAATGGGTGAAGTCTTTCTGGCTGGATCATATGAAATGTCAGTCATCTCAAAAGAGATGCGAGGCATTGTGATGCTGACCTTACGTTCGGTGCTTGGATCTTGTTCTAGTCTAGCAAGAAACTTACTCTTCGGACCATACGCAAGAGCTACTTTTTCTTGGCGAATGACATCCCCTGTTTCTGGATCTTTCTTTTCAATAGTAATATTATTGAAAATAGTTCCGAATGCCTTTACGTTCTTTTTAATAATTTCGTGATAGAAATGTCTATTGCCTAACATTAGAATGAACCTCCCATATCTCCATACTCACCAAATGGATTTGATTCACTAAAGTCAAGAATTAAATCACCTTGTTGTTCGTAATATAAATTCTCTGCATTATCATAGTTATCAATCTGGAAGTCAATTGTGGAGAAGCTATCTACTTCCCATGACGCTCCACTATCTTCTCCAATCAGCGGTAAATCTTCTCGTAGTATACCATTTATATATGTGAGACGCATCTTGCGAGTAGTTCCATTCCATTCAGCAACAGTAGCAGTTACATCAACATCAACCCCATCAACTTGATATGACTGAGTGACAGTTTCGCCAACAATGTATGTTCCAGTTCCACCAGCTTTAAATTGAACTGGGAAGACATGTGATTCTTGGGTATAATCGTCAATATCTGGATTGCCAGTATCAAAGTAATTATCTGCATTCTCAAGTAGTTCGCATGTAAGAGAGAAGATATAGTTCTTGCCAAGTTGATAAAAAGGAACTTCTCTTTCAACAAATTTAATTTCATATAAATTTTTTGTCATAGGAATGTAAAGTAGATCACCTTCATTTGGTCTATCTGGAACTACAGTATCGATTTGAGTTTCTACATACTGAATCCAACGTCTTTTTGATACAGCGTAGGTAATCTCATCACTTAGTTTCAAACCAAACTTAGACATTGCAACAGCACCAGAACCACCAAAACCTTCTACGTTGATTAACATCATTTCAATCAACACGCTATCTTCAAACTTCTGAAGAACCACATCGTTTAAAGAACGATCAATCAACATAGTTTTTGGCACATAATAAACATCCTGCCCGAACAGTTTAATTTGCTCGTCAACAAGATCTTGAACTAATGTTTGTTCTGTTTCTCTTCCGCCATATTGGGGAAAGTATTGACTCTTTGCCATTATCCAATCATGTCTAGTGGTGGTAGTTCATAATCCGAAATAATCTTAGATTCAATATCTTCAAGTTCTCTGACTGCATCCTCGTAGATCTGACGACCGTTTAACTGAACACCGCCAGGTAATTGAACATTATTGAACTTGATTAAGTTCTGACCCCACTGACGCTTGAATAATGCAGTGGTATAACGCTTGAGCCAGAAGTCATTCCAAATCTTAGTGAGGTCTGTTGGATCCAATGCTCTATAGCATTCGATGATTAGAATTTTATCTTTTGTCAACATCTGAGGATCGTAGTCAATATAGAGACGACCATCCCTTTTGGTAAATCTAAAACGAATTAGAGCACCAGTATTCAGAACCATATCAAGAGTTTCGATATAACTCTTAACCATATAATAGTTTAGAATATCAATAGAACCAAAAGCATATAGGTCATTTAGGAAGATCTGATATTCAATACCAAATAAGTCACCTCGAATGCTACTTGACGTTACACCAAATACTTTTTCAACACCAATAATATGATCTGGTAAGTCTAAGTAGTTGCCTCTTTCCGTCCACACATCACCTTCTGATGTATTGTGTGTGATGTTATTGCTTCTAAATCTATCGACTTCAGCTTGAGTTAATGTATGTTTTAGATACATTTTATCCATTCCGTCAAAATGACGCTCTTGGAAAAACTGTAGAGCTTCATCAATACGGTCTTCTAACTGCTGATTATCTACGTTAATTTCTAGAACTGGTGCGCCTAACTCTCGGAGGCAGTATTGTTTTAACTCCTCTCTGGTTGCTGGCTTTGATGCTGACATGTAAAGCCCTATAAAAAATCCCTTCTTATGTATTTATAAGAAGGGTATTTATATTAAAAATAATTGAAGTTAATATTACATCGCACTTTGTTGTTTGTGCAATTTGTAGAATTATGTAATCTAGATGCATCAAACAACAACATTCGATTAGCAACACTTTCTATCTTAGTGCCATCATGGAGAACTGTGTATCCATCATTATCATTAACATAGTAAATTGCTGCTTTGTGCTTGAACTTATAATCAGAATGTGGTGCATGATGCACTAATGTTTCTGTTCTTGTATAAAGATTGCCCTTTACTCTCATTAGAGCTTTAGGGTCTAATTTATTGAGTAAAGGAACAATCAATTCATAATGTTCGCTAGTTGGTTTATACGCTCCATAGAAAAGATGAATGAAATAAAAATTGTTTACAAAATCTTTTTCTTCATCTTCACTATTTACTGCATTGACAAATTGCCAAGGAAACATGCTATTAATCAAAAAATTATATAAATTTTGATGAACAACAGGTGGCAAATAATTGTCTATAATTTCATGTGACATGAAATCATTCTGCAGGTGCTTCTTCTGCTTCGGGTGCTTCTTCAGAAGGATTGAGAAGTTCTAGAGTTTCTAGACCACCTTGAAGTTTGATACGATATTCTTTTGCTTTTGCAAGCTCTTCTTCAAGTTTAGCGATTTGACCATCAACAGTATTCAGTTGATTGGTAAAGTTTTCTTTGAGTTGTGCTGTATCCATGGTGTTTTAAAAATAAAAGAGGTAGAAATCATTCCACGATTGGAACTTCATATTATATATATATCAAATTTTTAATGATCTATTGGTCTTTTACTACATTTTGGCTGCTGTTGACACAATCTACACAACGGCATTTCTATAACTTCGCCATCTTTCATCAATCCATTTGGAGTCATTTCATAACCATTAGACCAAATAATATTGTTGTTAAAATCATCTAAAGTTGTCCATGATTCAACAACATCTTTTGGTATATCTGGTTTTACTAAATCATACCAAAACCATTTAATAGACATTTGATCTTTGCTATTACCAACTCCTATAAATGTGTCACAAGCATTGCCATCTATAAAATCTTCGTGTATTGCTTTTGCTGGGCAGTTTACAATACAATCAGTACAACCATCACATATATCCAACAATCCTTCGTTTATTTCTGGTTCTGGGTAGTTTTCAATACCATTTAAAAAAGTAAATGCACATAGTTTACATTGAAATCCAAATTTTCTGTTATATATCAATGAGTTTTTTGCTCTTACTCCTATTCCAGAAAAAATGGCAGCTTCCTTGAAATTTAAATAAACTTGAATGCATTCTCCAGAATCGATGTATTGTTTTAAAATATTATTTGCTTCTTCGTATAAAGAATAATCTGCTGCTACAGTAGATGCTCTTGCAAAAAC